AGATCCAACATATTGTATGTTTTTTCATCAACTTGTTTTAATGTGTTAGTGATTTTATCATACACTCTGCTCATATAGTTTTGTTTAACTATTTCGCCTGTCTCTGGATTTTTAACTGTAATGTCGCCGCCCTCAACCATAATACGAAACATATCTCTCGCACTTTGATTTTTAAGTTGTATCCAGTTTTCTTGTAATGAACTTGGTGGATAAAACTTAACTTCAGTATTGAGATATTCTACCTTTGTTTTTTTGTGCCAAGATTTTGTTTGTAGTTTTCTAAAGTATTTTGGTTGACTATCTCTGTAAAAGCGCATATCAGTATCTTTCAATACCTGTTCTGCTTTTACAAAACTGTTCCATCTTTCAATGCTACTACTTTCTTCTTCACGTTTCTTCTGTTCGTCTGTCTTCTCTAGCGTTTTCTTTTGCTTACTAAGTTCTGCTATCTGTTCGGCAGTCATACTTGCCATTAGTTGTTTAACTAGTTCCTGATCCATTATTATACTCTTTTCAATATCTTTTTATTTGTCAGTTCGCCATAACCTGATCTTTTTATTTTACCTTGACGATCTTTAATCATTTTAACAATAGTACCTATTGTTACTTTTTTACCATTATATCTAGTTGTAGATAGTTTTTTATATTCACCCTGACTAGTTTCAGGATAATATTGACGCATTAGATTGATGCCTTCACTTTGACCTAACTCGTGGCAGAAAGCCCAAGTAACTCTAATCCAAGTTTCGTAATTAAGATCGGGATACAATCTTTTTAGTTCTTGTATCATTAACTCAATATCTTCTGGTGTATTTTTACTATATTGTACATTATCTACATAGGGAACATATTCTTCTACATTAAAGATATAAGGATCAATCATTAAACCTTTGTTGCGAAATGCTATATTATCCTCTTTACCTGAATGAAAGTAAAAGCTTTGACTTACACTAAAACTAGCACCATCAACGTTGGGAAACATTTTTCTAATGTCCTTTTGTCTTCCAGCAACATCTTCTGCAAGTAATGGCCTACTAAACGGTATTACTACACGAAATCTATGTTCATCTTTTTTATGTCTAAATGTAGTATAAAGCACATATTCAATGCCCTCTAACTCAGTTATAGTTTGTTCAATAGTTTGATCTTTGTCAAAGTCAAGCACGATACCTGTAATAGATACCATATTGTTTTTACATCTGCGTATCGTGTTTGGTATTTCATCATATGTTTCTTGTCGTTCTCCATCAACATAATGATATTTGCGACCCAATTCATAGTCAGTTGTTTTGAAGTCAACCATATTGTATAGTTCAACATTTTCTTTACTGTCAACATCATAATGATGTATCAATAAATCACTAATCTCATCCCACGACAAATCCAACCTTAAATCAACATACGCTTTTTGTACTGATTTGAAAGTTGAGATTATCATATTTGTCTAGCCCCTTGTGATGAGAGTTCATTAAAATATTTCATTGTTTCTTTGAACTTCGTTGTTGCTTCTTCTTTGATTGTAGGATTGTCGTGGTTCAGTTGTGAACCATATACTTCTAATATATCTTCCAACATAAACAATCTTTTTTGTTTTTGTTTTGGACTTTCTGGTTCCAGAACGTTTATTTTATCAGGTGCATTCATAATCACTAACTCACGTTGAATACCTTTTAATGTTTTTAATAACTCTGTTTGAAAATCGTTCATATCTATTCCTTTAGAGGCACTTGGGCCCGTTAGTTTATTAGCCCAAAATAGAATTATTTTATGATTTCTCGCAGGGCAACCGATCTTGCATCGGGCGGAGATAAAAAGACTTCACCCTCTTTATCCAGCCCTTTGGGGACCGAAGTCCCCATTGTGCTTTGTGAAGTTTTGTCCTTTGCAGGACTGAGCGAGAAATATTGAAATGTCGGAAAGTACTAATAACCGACAATCTATTTATACTTTCAAATCATCTACTAAACTTTCCAAGTATTCTTCATATGCATCGTTTTCAAATAGTTCTTCTGCCCTACCTATGGGCACGATTTGTCCCAATGCATTGTAAAAGATTGCTTTGTCCAGTTGTCGTTCGTGTACAGTCAAATATCTATCTATTAATCGTGTTTCAGTTTTAGTTAGCATAACTACCCTTTCTTATCTGCTCACAGATATAATCAAGTTCTTCATCCCAAATAGTTACCATATGATGATAACCCATTCGTACAAACATCTCACGTGTTTCTATCGCACTTTCTAGTCGCTGTTGTAGCTCTAGTATCGGTTGTATTAGTTCATTAGTCATTTTTAGTTTCCTTTAACATATATATTTATCTATGACAGTTTATCATAATATATTTATATTTACCCGTTTTAATCAATATCGGGCCAGTTCTCGTTATATTCATTAGCTAGACAGATTTGGTTCAGTTCCTCAAAGAACTCGTGGAACTCCATATAGACCTCGTCTGTGTCCATATCAGTTACATCAAGTGCTATGACACCCTGACTTACCTGAACCCAAGTGTTAGCACTAGGCATATCTTCCTGATATTTAGGAACAAATGCAACCACAGTTCTGTCAGTATTAGTATCATAATATACCCATATTTTGAAGAAGTGTGTTTCAACATATTTGCTTTCAACAGTATGTTCAATGTCTACATTTGTCCAATCACTACGCCAGTAACCACTACGACTGTCTTCCAAATAAGTGTCAATGATGCTACGCACTTTGTCTGGAAACATATTACCATACTTTAGTATATCCATTGTCATTTTTTTATTCATTCCTCATACTTTCAAAACTACGTATCTGTTTATTGTACATCCAGTCATTACGTAAGAACAAGAATACACAATACTTGTTTTCTTCATCCTGACGTATTTCCCAGTTAAGTCCTGTCTTTTCACAATCCTCTGCCCAACATTCTAAACTGATACTACGTTTAGTGTTGTATGGAACCTTGAACCAACAGACTACATCGTCTTTTGCACTTTCAACATACTTCGGATCCAAGTCAGCCATCCAACGTCTATCAGCAACATAACGATTAGTTATTAATCTACGATCCTTGAGTTGTTTATGTATAAGAGTGGCACCAGTCATAAATGCGATGAATATAAAATCATCAACAGTCATATCTTTACCATAATCTCTCATTTGATTGCATCAAGTAGTTGCTCTGCAGTACCAGTGAATAATGTATTCTTGCGAGCCATCTTCATTTCTTTGAAGTTGACCTGACGAAATTCACTTTCAATCAATAGTTTGTCGTTTTGAAACTGTATAAGACCTAGCATATGTATGCATAGTTCTTGTTTAGTTTTTGGAGTATCTGTGTAGATGAAGTTGAGATTTGTGAAGCCGTCACGAGCTAGTATTTTTAGTCGTTGGTCCAAGTTGTTTGCATAGCGTACTTTTGTTTTGCCGTTTTTGTCTGTAGCGATACCTGCTACTGTGTAAGTTTTAATCATTTCAGTTCCTTTGTGTTATACTGTGCTAAACAGTGACTTTAGTATAGCACTGTACAGTATTTATCACAAGTGTTTTTGTAGACTTTTTTACCCGTTTTACCCAAAAAAAGACCCAGAATGACTAAAAACTGGGTCTTTTAATGCTCTTGCGAGCCTATCAACGGAATATTAAGATGTAGACAGTTACTTAAAGGACAAATACTATGGCGTAGTATTATAACAGGAACTGAATATGCAATCAGTCATAACTGCCTACAAATATATTTATTCTCATTTAGATTGATTTATTTTTTCCTCAATACGATCTAGCTGTTTTGTCAAGTTATTAACTTGGTTATGCACAACCGCTACTTTAGTACTTAGTTCGTCAATCTTATTATTCATTGAGAGGTAACCAGTACCACCGATGCCTAACGCACCAATGACGATCCAACTTAGTTGTTTAAGAGTAAATTCCATAATCATATATTATTAAAGTAATCTTTTATACTTGTTTCAACATCACTAGTAACAGGTATAGAATAAACGACTGCTTCCCTATTGCTAATATTTACATTGCAAGTATTACCTGTAATGTCTAAAATGTTTATAAAGTTGCTAGTTGTTTCACCATTTATTATTGGATGGGTATCTAATATAACATATTCCATATTTGTTCCTTATGTATGGTCAGCACGTGTAGTTGTAACTGTTACCAAGTTACTTGCGTTAGTCATATTTCCAGACACAGCGCCTGTATATGGTATAGTTGTTCCAGGACTTCCTGTAGGTTCAATCAATATTTGTGTATTAGCATCACTAACAAATGATGATGTTGCTAATGTATAACTAGCACCACTGTATCTGTTAACATTACTAACTCTTAGATTATTAATGTAACCACCAATATAACTGCCACCATACTTACCCATACCAAACACTGTACCAGTACTAACTATACCATTAGTTACTGACTTAGTATCTGTATATGTACCAGTATTATTCCATTGTATCTGTTGTCTTACACCATTTACATATAAACTTGCTGTTGCTGTTGACCCACTAGTAGTAAAAACTGCACAAACGTTAGTCCAAGTGTTTAATGGAACAGCACTAATGTTTGTTGTAAAATATTGTTGACCACTTCCCCAATAATAAAACTCTAATGATCCACCCGTTTTTGGCCCAAAGCTCCAATAGTTTGTACCTGCTCCATCCTGATTACCTGGACCTCCATTAATAGTGTTGCCGAATTGTGTCCAGTAACCCCAATATTCAATAGTAAATCCAGTAGTTGCTTTCCAAGTAACTAAGTTAGTTGTTCCTGCTTTACTAATAAACTGATTTGAGTTAGTTGGAAAGAACATATTATTACCCCAGATAGTACCTGAAGGTGCTGACTGATAGTTAAACTGTTGTCTGGCTGCAAACATTATGCATATCCTTTTGTTAGTGAAGCATAATATGTACTACCATCATAGAACACACCAATAATATCAATAGCACCTGCCGCAGTACTTAATGTTTTACTTGCACCTGCAAACTTCATTGTACTTGATAACAATCTGCTACCTGTACCATCTTGCGTAATAATAACAGTAGCACTAGAACCAGCAACTGCATTAGTCAAACTGTTAAAAGTAAAGTTATTATTTGCAGTATATCTAAAGATCGTACCTGTAGCTACGTCCGGTGTGATGCTTGTACTTGTATTTGCACTTGCTAATACTGTTTCTTGGAACTGAACTAAACTTAGATTACCTAATGTACTAAATGTTATTTCACCAGTTGTACTATCATAATACAACACATTACCACCAGTTGCACTACGTATTGGTTTTACTGTAAATGTATTAGCTGTAGTAGTTTGTAAGTTTGCACCAGTAGCATTCAACACAATACTGTTATTGCCTTGACTACCTGCACCTCTACCTGCATTAGCACCAATACTAATAACATTAGCATTAGATGCAGTTGCATAATCACCAATCATAATAGATTTGAGTCCAGTGCCACCTGTACCTGCATTAGCTCCAATAGCGATAGAACTATTACCCATACCACTAAACCCAGAGTTATAACCAATAGCAATCGCTCCATCACCCTGTGTTGCAAGTCCGGCATAATCACCAATAGAAACTGTAAATGATCCTGAGTTACTAGATCCCGCATTTGCACCAATAGCAACACGATTACTACCTGGAGATCCAACACCACTATTAGCACCTAACTGTACATTACTTGAGTTAAGTGTTAAGTTGCCTAATACTAAACCTGTACCAGTGAATGTTGCTACGTTAGCATTACCAGCAACACCTACAGTAACGTTACCATTAACAGTTGCAATATTAACATTACTTGTACCATTGCTGATACCTGCACCATTTCCACTGCCACCACTTTGTGCTACCCAACTTAATCCGCCTGAACCATCAGTGCTTAATACATAACCACTTGATCCACCAGTAATAGTAATATTACCTACAGCACCTAAATAGCTAGTTCCAACAACATTTAAGTTGCCAGCAGTAACTTGGCCAGCACCTGCATATACATTACCTGGGAATTCAGCTCGCCCATTACTATAAAAAGTTGTGTTTAAGAATGTAGCAACATTGCCAACGTTAGCAACAGTTTGGAACTGATGATATAGTGGTACAATAGCGTCATTAGCAACATAACTACTATCAACAACAACTCTATATTGTGCTACGTTACTACTTTGGTATGCACCATTGCTATATGCAGTAAAGTAAGATACACCTACGTGATCACCTGGCTGAACAGTTTGAACATTATCTCTATTGCCACGTGATTTTTGGAAGTTTAATCCACCTGCACGTACAAGATTAGCTGTGCTTTGTCCATAATTAGTTATTAATAAACTACTTGTTGTTTGACCTAAACTAACGTTAGGAGCAGTACCTGGATTAATAGTTACCGCACCACTATTAGTAAGTGCTAATTGATTAAAACCACTAGTTGCAGTAGTATTACCAATATCTCCAGCTGGATTACCAACAGTCATTGTCCATTGAGCACCAGTATATACTGCATTACTATTACTATTAACTGTGCCAGACAAACTTAACGTTTCACTGGCTGCTAATATATTTGTGTTACCATTATATACAAAATAACCGTGCTGAACAATTCTATCACCATTTACAACAGTAGCTGGACTAGCTACGTTACCACGACTTCTAATGATAATGTTTTTAGCAACGTTAGCACTTGCATTAGGACTATAAATTGCAGCCAAATCATATGCTACATTGCTACCTAATGGTGAAGCAAATGTAACAGTGTTTGGTGCAAACTGTCTAATTGTCCCGCTAGTATTACTACTATCACGTACATTTAAATATAATAAGTTGCCAGTTGTTGTAATGTTTGGTTGTGCTGCCACAGTTACGTTACCTGCATAGTTTGCAAAGTTACTGTTACCTACATTACTTGTGCTTAATACAACTTGTGCAGGATAACCATTACCACTATCACCAACCCAAATGTTGCCATTTTCTAAGTTTGGTAAGCTGTACACATTCCAAATATTAACTTCAACACTTCCTGATGTAGAACTAATACGACCTGCTACACCAACGCTTTGAACGATATTATTATTTGTTGGGCGAACATTAGTAATGCCACCTGTGGCACCGACATATAGTTCATCTCCGCTTGCAAAAAGACTTGTATCATATTGACGTAATGCGCCAACACTAACAGAATAACCTGTAGCACCAATAGCTAATGTATCTTCTAATAAACCAATACATCCCATTGTGCTTGCTGTATCAGCACGACTGGCACTAACTTCAACCACAGGGCTTGCACCAACTGTGCCTGTAACATATACAGGAGTACCTTTAGTTAATATGCCCCCGCTTGTATTTTTAACTTCAGTTCTTACAGTTACAGCACCAGCGACATTAGCACCAGCAATGTTGCTTAATAATCCACCATCGCCACTAAAGAAGTTAGCAACTGCTAAATTGCCTAAGTTTGCATTAGCAACTGTTAAGTTACCTGTAGCGATAACACTGTCAGGGAAAGTTACTAATCCATTACCATAAAATGTTGATACAGAACGAGTATTAATATCAGTAGTTGGCTCTATGGAAATGTTCATTGGAACATATGCATTATTAGCTACATAACTACTATCTACAACAGTACGTATTTGTGCAGGTACTGTAGTTGTCGCATTACCATTATTTGGAACAAAGCGCCATTTTGCAACTTCATCATTTGGTTCTACGCTTAATGGATCACTGCTATCACCACGTGCTTTATTTTGATATATACCACTTGCGTATTGTGCGCCAGTGCTATTACCAAAATCACTTAAGTTAAATATACCTGCATCCGCTCCAGTAGTTGGTCTAGAACCAGGGGTAATACTTAATCTACCAGTAGTATTAAACGTCATTGAATTTAATGCACCATTACCAGTATTGCTCCAATCACCATATGGATTGCCTGTAGTCCAACTAAATTGTGCGCCTGTATATAACGCATTTGCACTTGTGTTTAATGCGCCTGTACCACCTAAACGCACAGTATAAGTTGCTGCCAATGCATTTGTATTACCATTATATGCATAGTATGAGTTTTGCTCTAATGTATCACTTGCACCAACACTAGTTGTTGTAGTTGTATTACCACGTGTACGCAATACTACTTTTGCTGGAACAGTTGTACCTGCACGACTTACTTGTTCATAATAGCTGATGTTTGCGCTTGGCGGCGCATTTGTAGTAATAGATATACCATTAGGTGTAAATCTTGTTATTGGATCAGTGGGAAATGTATCATTAATAGTTAAGCTTACTAGATTGCCTAAGCTTGTAATATTTGGTTGTGCGTTAACAGTTACATTACCTGCATATGCGGCAAAGTTGGAACTGATGTTACCTGTTATAGGTCCCCATACACCAACGCCATTTAGATAATTTGCGCTATTACCATCTAAATCTATTGTTGCAATATTACCTATACCTACAACATTACTTACATCTACACTGAATGCCTCACCTGCAAAGTTTGCATAGTTAGCATAGTTAGCTGTATTACTAGTATCAATACCAGTTAAAAAAGCACCATTACCAAAATAATAATCTGCTGTAATATTACCACTTGCTACAATATTAGTAATAGTATTGCCGCCGTCAGTGCCAGCATTTAAAAAACGTTCAACATTGGCATTGCCATAACTTGTAGTTGCTGTAACTGGCGCACCTGCTCCACTATACAATGTAGTTAAGTTTTTACTTGGTATTGTTCCAGCTACATTCGGAACAACCGTCGTTGTAATAACGGTATCTTTACCGCCACCGTATAATGATGTTAAGTTGTTTGATGAAATGTTAGCCATACTTTATTTTACTTTATGTTATATTGACGATATTGTCTAGGTTGCCATACACTAGTTAATCTAGTATGACCACCACTCCATTTGCCAAGATTGTTTTGATCTTCAACAATCTGCCAAGCATTTTCAAACTTTGTTGAATAAATGCCAGCATCTTCACTATTGTGACGTTTGATGTAATATTCACGCAACGTTGCATAAACATAACCTTCAGCCCAAGTTTGTAATACTGCATTGTTTTGTACTGTTTGGTTAGTTATATAAACATCAGTAACATCTCCATCAGTAATACTTGTACCACTGATTGTTATTGTAGTACCAGATGGTACTGCTGTTACTGTAACTTGTGTGCTTGTACCAAAACTTCCAGTACCAGCAGTTGCAGTCAATGTGTCACCTACACTAACACTGCTACTATCATCAACAGTTAATGTTGCAGTAGAACCTGTACTACTAGAAATAGTACTAGTAGCATCAACTAATGTATCATCTAATGGCGCAAACAATAATGGCCAAGCTTTATAGTAATACATATTGATAAGATCACCTTCAGCAACATATGGTAAAAACTCATAGTTGCTACCTACTTCACTGAACTTACCACGAATAACTGCTGGTACATTAACTGGTTGCAAATATAGTTGTGCAATCATACTTTGTGTAATGATATCTCTATCACCAATACGATCATAAACGATCCAAGGACCTGTTTGACTACTTGCTGATCCAACAGTTGTAAATGTAATTGTTCCACTGACTTCGCCAGCATTAGCTACAGTTAATGTAATAACACTACCTATAGTACTACTTGCTGCCGCATTTACAGTGCAACCTGCGCCAATGCCAGTACCAGTTACGACCATACCAACTTGTATTGTTTGATTAGGTATACTTGTTAATGTGATGGTTGTTTCACCACTATTACCTGTACAAGTTGCAGTTGTTGTATATTGTTGTCCTTGTTTGAAAAACAATATAGGTTTGTTCATATCACCTGGAATAGGTATTTGACCCAAACTATTAACTACACCAATATTTTCTGGTGCATATGGATCACATCGTAATGCTGGTAGTTCAATGTTACGCATTGACAACTCAGCCATAAAGATACATTGCTTTATTTCTGTATCATTTGTACTACCTGTGAAGTCTTTGATGAATGTTACTAGGTCATCACCTGTTGGGATTACAAACATATTTTAATGTCCTTGAAAGTATTTCTTTTCGCCACTCTTTGTGGGATATGGTACGTCTACTGGAATAGGTAACTTACCACCTGGGTAGCAAACATATTGTGGATATTCTTGTTGTACTACACGATAAAACTGTGCTTTTAATGTTCTATCGTTTTTAAGTGCTGTCCAAGGAATTCCACCAAAATATTGGTCACTAATACGAATACTAATAACTTTTGGTAGTTCCATCCATTTCCATCCTAATGTGCCATCAGGCATTAATGGAGCTAATGGATCAGGGATACCCTGTTCAGCACACATACGATAATGCTTGCAATGATCCAATATGGCTTGGGTATTTAGTTGCTCTCGTTTAATATAGAACTTGCCGTCCTCACGACCTGTAGTAACAATAATGTTATTGCTTTTGTTAGCTTCTGTGCGTTTCCAATCGCCCTTCATTGAGCGATATAAATCGTCATTTTGTAGTAGTCTATCAGCCAAGCCATTATCAGTAGTAATCATACCACCATTGTCTTGTCTATAGTAGTTAAAGTTTTTTTCTGGATCTGTATCGTCCAAGTATTCAGGATTATTCATAGTATGTATTTATGATAATAAAAAAGGGTACTTCTTATAAAGAAGCACCCCTTTGTAGGTTACAATATAATCAATGATTAAGGTGTAACGTCGCCTGCACCAAAGTTCACACGACTTACCAATGCACTTGGACGTGCGCCTGGCAATGAAGATTGAGCTGTTGTACCAGCTTCAATGTTGTTCAACATACCAACACCAGCTGGGTTGCGAACAATCAATGTACCTTCCATAATGAACTGATCTAATGAAGCGTCAGCATTACTGAATACTTCATTGTTAGGTCCTAGGTCACGCAATGCACCCCACTGAACAACATCTTCGTTTAAGAAGTATATTGAGTTAGGTGTTACTTGGTCCATAATCCAGCTATCATAGATTTCGTATGTATAGTTGAAGTCACCTTCGTATGTAGCGATTGTGTCACCACGCTCACTGTTTACACGATTGATACCACGTGATTGAGCGATGTTATCGCTGATAGATGTACGTAGTGATGTTGGAGCAACAACAGAACGGATCTTAGCGTTGTAACGCTGTTCAGCAACAGTTACCAACTGCTTGTACAATGCTGGTGAGAAGTACTGGTTAGTAAATGTACCTGCATAGTAGTAGCTACCATTAGCATAAATGCGTAATGCGTTAGAGATTTGTGTTGCGCTGTCTGTATCTTCGTTATTAGCGAATGTGTCCAAACCACTCAATGTACCACTAACTGTGTTGAAACTCATTGTACCTGCGAAAGATGCCAATGAACCCATACGACGGCCTGTTTGACCACTTGGTAAGCCTGAAGCTGTACCTGTTTGACCAGCATACTTAGTACCGATTTGGTCAGCACGAACTAGTTGTAGTTCAACGTCAAACATTAGTTCAATCAACTGCTTAACTTCTTGGTAAGCTTGTGGGTCACCACCAGATTGCATAACAGCACGTGCAGTACCTGAAGCGGCAATAACTGTACTGAAAATCTGTGTGTAGTTACCTAAGTTGTAACGCTGATTGCTTTCTGCTTGTGATGTAGAAACAGCGGCACCTTCAACTTGAGCTTGAACGCCTGGAGTACGATAGATATCGTCTGTCCATAATGGTAGTGTAGAATTGACTTTGCGCTTCTTGCTCATTGCCATATTCAAAACTGGGGTATCGTCTTTTACACGATTGGATACATCTAAATCTAAGTCTTTAACAACGATATCACTGCCGTATGCTGTTGTACCGTTACCAATTTGACTGGTTGTAATTTCTGCCATTTTATTCTCCTTGAATGTTATATATAGGCTATATTTTTATCTACCACCTCTACCGCTACGAATTTGATTAAGTCGTTGCACTAGTAGGTTGTCTGCGGCTTTTTTATCACCACTCTTGGCTTGTTCACGTAGTTTGCTCAAGTCATCACCACCACTATTTTTTTGTGTTGATGATCCGCGTCTTTGTGTTAACGCAGCCATACTACTTCCAGCACTCTTGGTAGAGGGTTTATCTCTATAGCGTAATCCATCTCTTACTAAACTTAGTAAGTTCTCATCACTACTGATGAGATCAATGTTTGGAACTCCAGGAATAATCTCTTGTTTGGCTTGAGGCCATAACTTTGAAACTTTTTCTCGTACTTCGTTATAGACATATTCGTTTTTCAACTCTTTGTCTGTAAAACTCTTACGAGCCTGTTCTAATCGTTCACTTACTTGTTGAGCACGAACTTGTCTAAACTGGTCTACCATTGGCTTCATTTGACCTATTACAGCCTGTTGTTGCCTGATATACTGTTCATTCTGTTGCATCGCTGCCTGAATCCTTGCTATTTGAGCAGGGTCTCTAGTCTGTGCTAACTGTTGTTGAAATGTACTTTGATAACCTTGTGTTTTAACAATTTCATCATAAGCACCTTGCAACTTAGGTTGAACGGTGAATTCCATCGCTAAAGTTAAACCTTCTTGCCTTGCTTGAGTTTCCTTTAAGTACTCGTCAAACTCTGCTTTCTGTATTTTTAACTCTCTAGCTTCCTCGTGTATTGCAGATCCCTGACCTAATATTGCCGCGGCTTTCTTTGCATCAATGACGACTTCTTTACCATTTCGCATAAACTTGAACTTAGCGTTCGGATTAGTCTCTGCAAACTCAATAAAGTCAATCAGTTCATCTGTTGTAGAATTTGTACTGTCAGTAGTTACCTGTTCTTCAACTGGGCTATCTGCTTCCAAATTGTCGCTAGCATTATCAATGTCGCTGGTTTCAGCAACTTCGGCTTCAGCATCATCGCTGGGTGCCACAGGGCTTGAAGTTTCTGCCGACTCCTCATTACCTGTTGCAGTCTGTTCAGTAGCACGAATAAGATTACGCTGTGTGTTTTCACGCATTGCGGTCATTTTCGCGGCTATACTATCTAAACTAGGGACTGCACTTTGATTAGTGACCGCACCAGTATCGGTGTTAGGACTTATCGTTGTTTCCATTTATTTTTCTTTCTTAATCTAATTGCTCGGGCACTTCATTTGTGTTACCGAGCTTACTTTTCAAATATACTGCTCGTTTAAGAGAAGTAATGAAACTATCTATGCCAACAAGTTCGTTACATAACGCTACTCGCTGTGCATTATCGTCTGGAGTATGACCTCTTATGTTTGCTAAAACGTCATTTACTTCAAACTTCCAATGATGTATAAACATTGCCAAATCTCTATTTTTCAACAATGCTTCTGCTTGACTTCCATAATGTCTAACTCTATCAGCTTGTGATGCTGTTAGTTTCTTAATATTACTTAAATCAACTGTTAATCTATTATTATAAAACTCTGTCGTTTCTTCGTTAATCATTTCAAATCCTATTCTGTATTTATACCAATATATTAACTATAAACTTTTGGCTTTCCTTGCGCTAATGCCATATAGTCAAGTTGCGATTCCGCATCTTGTCCAGTCATTTCTGCTTGTATTTGCTGAGCCTTAACTGTATCTAAGTTGGCACTTGCAAGTTGTTTCTTAGCTTCTGGTGTTGGCTCTTTATTCTTCATAGCTTCAGCACCTTGCTTAATCATTTGTTCTACTTCGTCATCACTTGGTAGATATGTATCGCAATCTTTTACGCCAAGAACATATAATGTATCAGCAAATGGCTTCTTAACTTTTTGATATACTTCTTTAGTTAATGTACCTGCCGCTACCATACTTGTAGTTGTTTGATATAAATCACTTTGACATTTTTGAATGATTTGTAATCTACCCAATGCGTTTTCTTCACTCATCATACCAATGCTTAGTTCTGTATGAATTTGTTTTCTGTCGCAGAAGTTCATATCATCCCAAGCTTGATAATCTAAGAACACTGGCTGCTTATCTGGGTGGAAGTTTTGCGCTAATTTCTTAACACCATAATCATCGCCATACTGTATCAATGTACGCCATACCAACCATAATGCTTCTTTCAATCCTTCAGCACTATTGCGTATTGTATTATCTTGTATGATTTGATTAGGTGTCAGTGCAAGTTGTAGTTTAATACCACTATTACCTGCTGCCATAACTTCTGGATTGAATACATCACTAGGTGTAGTCATACCTACCATTGCCATTGTGTCTTGTTGAATGCGGTTCATCGCAACTTCCAAGAATTGTAAGTTTCCGCTTGGAGGAGGCACTTGATAGATATCTTTTGCTGGATCAAACTTGCTGTCTAAGATAAAGATAGCGGCTTCGCCATCTTGTAACATCTCAAAGTCTAATCTGTCTGGCTTAACGCCTAAACGAGGAGTGGCAGTTAATAATCCTAATTGTATCTCGGCACGGGCGGCAGATGTGTTGTATTCTTGCATAGGAATAACGCTTTCAGCGATACTCATACCATAGAAGTTGCCTGGCAAGGGCTTGGGACACATATTAGCAACTGGAATAAATTCCACTTCTTTCGCACTGATTATATAACTGCCACTATAAATCAACTCAACTAATTCTAATTCTCCATCACCATCAATATCATATTTGTTCCATACTGTAACGATAGATACTTGACGACTATCTGGGTCAGCACTTGCCGCTGAACTAACTGGAATACCCATAACAGGTACGCTATCACGTGCGTGAATAGCTAAGTTGTTTAATACTGAACCTGCTTGATAAGCACCGTTCATATTATATTCTGCGTGTTCTCTAAATTGTTCTAAGTTAATACCTGGATATAATTCAGTTGCTTCCTGAATAGTCATTGGATCATAATAACCACAGAATGGTTGATCTTTCATTTCAGGTACTGTAGGATCACAGATCCAATAGTGTTGAGCGATAGGAACGAACTTGATATTGATGCTATAACCAGTTAGTTTATATTTGGCTGCGTAAATTGTATTCCTATTGATAGCATCATTCAATACAGTTTGTTCTGCATCCAACATCATATCTGCTTGGTCAAACTGTTCATCCAATTCACTTTCACCTTGTAGTGTAGCAACGAACTCATCTAGTTTTGCTTGTCCAATGTTGGATTTCTCTTGACCTAAGTTTTGTTGTATTTCAGCCAATGCTTTTTGCATATCAACACTAATTCTACGTTTACCTTGACGTAATGTTGTTAATCCACTTTCAGCGGCTTGTTGTTCAAATGCACGTAGTTGATCTAATGTACCTTGTGTCTCTACATATCTAGTAATAGGATCACGGATGGGTTTAATCATCATCATACCATTCTTGTGCATATTAGCATCCATAATCCAACGCTCTAAAATAAAGTGTGGATCATTCATTTGATTAACAACTTTGCTAACCATATCAGTTGCTTGTCTTGCGGCGATTTCATCATCTTCTGTGTCTGCTACAAACTCAAAGTTGATTTCGCCATTGGGCATTAGACCTTTAGCAATAACTGCTGTTGCATAATCTACAACTGGTTTAACACTTGGGTGAATATAGTCAATGCCGTTTACTGGAGCTGTACTATCAGTTACCGCGAGACACAAATAGTGATAATCGCTGGCTCTGTTAACGGCATTTTTTGTTCCTAAGTAACGCAAGTAAGATGCCATTTTGACATCCATCAAGTTCTTCATACGAACGAAATTTGCGTTTATTTTTCTATTTTGGTTGATGAACTCAACGGGGATATTTTTAATATCTAACATAGTGGGGATTTACCTTCAGTATAGACTATTTAGTCTTTTTAATTTCGTCTAGTTTAACGCTAATTTCATCTACTTTTTTAGACCTAAAATGACCATAATGCTTATCTTGTAATCTAATGACCCCAGGATAGTTATGTTGTTTCCAATTACCAATGAAATGTACGAAATCATCACTGAACGGATAATCAGTATAATGATTGTTCAATAGTGTTTTAACTTTGACTTCTGGGTGTTCGTGTAACAATATACCTAACGTTTGTTGTTCTACTACACATATATGCAATCGTTTATCAGTATAAAACAATGGCAAATTATCATTGACTAAATTTGTAGCCAAATCAGTGTATTCTTTATTTAATCCCATATCATTGATATAAAAGATACCTAAGTTTGGATACTTGATATGATCTAATGTCTTACTTGATTTTTGTAATATTGGTGGCAACAGATAATGTTTGTTATGTATGCCTAAATTATAAACTAAATCTAGTGTTCGTTCTTGCGTATCTGGATGTACCATTTGCTCAAATACTTGAAATGCAACATTAGTATCATTCAATATATCTAGCTTATTGTTAATAATGAAATCTAAATCAAAATGCACATAAGGTTTATCCTGTTGCTGATAAGTTAATACTTTACTATAAGCCCATAAACTTACTGGCAACTTATCATATAGATTATCATATACTACTTCAAAATCACACTTATCAGTTAGCTCACTTAATATTTCTTTACCTAAACTATCTGTGTATATTACTGGACGACTATACAATCTTTCAAATGAGTTTATGCTTGCTATTGCACAACATAACATTTCACTTGTGCTATGCCAATCTTGTTTAGTATCTCTACCTGATTTAAGCCAAGGTTCAAAACTCCAAGTTGCTACACATCTCATTTCTTTTCGTCTTGTTTTGGTTCAGGTTTCTTTTCTTCTTTAGTATCTTTTTTGCCAAAGATAGCGTCCCAGTTATCTCTAATCTTACTGGTATCTTCTTTTCTACGACTTGATCCTTTTCCCATTATCGTTCCTTAATTTGGTAGTATTATTCGTGGCTGATTATCTATAATATCTGGTAATAGATTACAAGCTTGACATTTGTGATTGTCCATATCTTCATCATCTAGTTCATAGATTGTATGTGGCACTTCGTCTGCCATCATAATCTTTTCAAATATCTGTGCGTGTTTTTCACACATAATCACAGGTGTATTTTCACCTATTGTTGTTAAGTACATTGTTTCCATATTATATCTCATTTCCAAAACAATCCCATCCGGGACGTTTAATACGTGCAAACATTTCCATTTTCTTTTGTGTAGGAAACATTCGTTCTATTCGTGTATATAGCTCTTGTGGTTTTGCACTATGTTTTGTACGCATTTCTTCAATCAGTTGACGTTCATTGCGTGTGCCTCTGGGCTGTGGTATCTTACCTCTTTTAAAACACAATACAGGTTCAGTTTGTGTCATTGTGTAAAAGCCAGGATTAGTTTTCATCTTGTTCCATACAAAAGGTGTATGTACATATTTAAATCCCCAACCTTTACCTAGTTCTATTGCTTGATCCAGATGAGGCCAAGTAGTCCACATAAACAATAAACAATCATCTTCACACCAACTATCAATCAATGGTCTAAACAATGGTATCATATCAACTGTTTTAATAGTTGGATAGTGAGTTTCTGCTCCACCTGTATCGCTAGTCTTAGTTCCACTGTGTTGTGTTTGACCACCATAGTCCCAAGGTGGGTCAGCACATATAATGCTATACTTAGTCATTTCTATTCCTTATTCGTACTTTAGTAAGAAGTGTGTTTTCTCTGCACAACTATTAGGCCATATAATATCTGCCATTTCTCTTGGGCTATTACAAGTAACTCCATTAAACACCCATTGAGGTCTGTTTTGCATCATTACTGCTTGATTGTACATCTGTTGCTGTGTTAGTCCCAAACCAGCTATTTGATTATTATATTGTTGTGCTCGTTGAAAGCCACTTTGATTGGATTGCAGTTGGTTTTGTCCCATCAAACCACTCAATCCTAAACTATCTAAAAAACTCATTTCTATTCCTATCAATTTGCGCTATAAGCTTTCTTCCAAGCAGGCTTATTGCTATCATCATATTTAACATATCTGTCACGCTGTGCTAACATTCTTTGTTGTGGTGTTCTGTTATCCCAAGGTTCTGCTATTCCATTTAGACAAGCTAGTATAGCATAACGACAGCTATCAATACAATCATCTGGGTCGCTAAATCTGCCCTTTTCATCAACGAAATAGTTTTGTGCTTCACTTAAAAAGTGTGTGCAGTTTTCGTTAACCATTAAGCTTCCAACTTCTAACATTTGACGCATTTGGTTAATACCATATGCTTTGTGATTAGTAGTGCGACCTTGACTATCTGGTGGATTCATAATAGCCTTTTCATAAACATTAAGTTCATAGCTTTCAAATAGTTCTCGTATTGAACTACTGCTCATTGTATATCTACCAACAGTATTAGCATCAGGAGGTAATACGATAGGAGTACCAAATACTTCAGGACGTAATAGATGATTAATATATTGAGTTGGTACTGCTTCTTCAATGCCTTGAACTATAATCTGTTTATGTAAGTATGCTGTTCTTTCGTAAGGTTCCCAATACATTAAACTGATAACAGTTTTATCATTAACTAAACCCAAGTCTAATGCAATAACTCTGTGAATATGTGGCATTCGTTGAAAGTCAATCTCACCAGTTTTATATGTAGGCCAGGTGCTTAGTTGGAACACAGCGCCTTTACCCATAACAGGTTTACCCGCAATACGTGCTTCACGTTCGTGTGGTAAGTAATCACGCTCAAGTTGTTTGCGTGTTTCGTTTAATAGAAATGGTAAACCCCAAGGATCATATTCTGGAACATCGTCCCAACTTACTCGTATGTAGTTGTATCCCTCTTCTTTATTCCAGAACTTTGATACGAGACCGTTAAGTCCTTTAAGAGGTGTAAACGAACAGAGGACTTTACCTTGCGTCGTGGCAGTACGTGTAACGATTTCACTGAAGAAGTCATCTGGTGGCTGTTCGTCAAAGACTGCGAGGTTAAGTTTGAAACCTTGTAGCTGTCGTACTTCTTGCGTATAGTTGGCAAATAACAAATAGCTATTACTACCAGACTTATGCTTAATCTCCACACCAATGCAGTTTGCGCCGTCATTACGCATAGTACTAGTAACAATACACTCACGTGGTATAGCACCAGATCCAAGATTTTCAGTAATTTTGACATCTTGTGTTCCTAACAATTCATTTTGTAATACGAGTGCAACCTGACTCCAACCCTCACCTGCAACCATTGCTGTGATAGGACCAGCGAAGCGATGACCTTCCCACCAATCAGGATATAAGCCAGTTAAGTGCATAGCTGTTTCATAGCAAGTACTAACTGTTTTACCAATACGGTTTGCCGCAAGAATACCTCTACGCTCACTATTACCTGTCTTAAAAAACTCTAGTTGGTGATTGAATGGGCGAAAGTATTTAAGTTGATGATAGCGCATATCTTCAGCTATTTCAATACTCAAGTCCATTAGTTTATTTTTTAATGGACCTGGTATTGTTTTCAATGCATCAACAGTAAGATTATATTCATCTACACTGTGTCGCAATGCTCTCGCCATTAGAGTATCTTCACCCAGCATTAATCTTGCCTTAAATCTTTACGAACAAAGTATATTGCTTCTAATGCTTGACTTAAATCTTTAAGTTCTGTGGGTGATAGTTTCCAAGTACTACTATCTTCAACGATAACACCATCACGCTTATCAAGTCCCATTTGTAAACGTTCTGTTAATAAGCGTAAGATGTGTTCGCATTGACCAGGAAACTTTTCAGCAAAAGCCACACGATGACTTGCATTAATCTTTTGAAGTATTAATGTTTCACGTACTTTACTAGCTTCTTGTGCTTTGCGTATCTCTTGGTCTTTTGCGTCTATCATTTTGAAATGTCCCAAGGATTATTTGCAATATCGCTATTGAGTGTAACGAACTCACGGTCAACCCAGATGTCCCACTGATTACTATTGTTAACACGATATGTCAACATAGTTGCACGTAAGCGTTTGCCTTGTTGTGTTAATGTACCATCTTCACGTACAGCAACTTGTTCACCTGTGCGTGGATCAACCCACTTGATGATTTCTGGGCGTGTGCGGCCATACTTGTCAATCTTTTCACCATATGGCTTTTGACTTAATGGACCTAAGATTTCATAACTAATCATACCATTTTTATATTTGCGAAATATCATATGGCATTTTTTATCTTGTGCTCGTGCTTCTTCATCAGGGTGAGGAAAGGTAGGAACATAGAATGTGTTTTGTATGTCTTTATGTGAGGGTAAAGATTTATCACGTTCTGGAGTAGGCTTGATTGGATCAATAGGGATCATTTCGCTTTTTTCTACATATGGATTTTCACTTCCAATGTATACAGGATTTACTTCTAGTCCATTAAGTACATCCATTGCGATTTGATATTTGAGTTTGTTAGCACGACCTTTTAAGTTTAGTACGATATTAGTTTGGTCGTATACAAAACGCTCTAGTTCTTTTGCTGTTGGGAAGTCAGTCATTAATCCTTCTAAGTCAAACTCAGTACTAAGTGGTTGTAAAATCAACTGGTGCGTTTTACCTTCGCCTATTACTTTTTTAGATTTAGTGGGTTTAACTGGTTTTTCTACTTCTTGTGTTGATGATGTTGCATCATCGTCCCAGGGATTTGGATCGTTTGGTGTTTGTTTAATCATTTCTTTTCCTTTTCAATAAAATATAAGAATGGGCCCATTGCCCATTCTTATTTAACTAACTTAACCTTTTGTAATAGGTTTTTTATACTTGCTTGACAACTTAGATCCATTACTTGTTGGATTAGTCTTAGGTCCTGTATTAGAGTGTAGTCCTTCTAATGCAGGATCAGTTCTGCCGCCAAACTGACCACGACCACGCATTTCTAATGCACTTGTGACCATATCTGCTAATACAGATTTTTCACTACCGCTAACAGATTTTGCATCCATAAATGCATTACGTTTAGTCATAGTGCCTGCGTTACCTGTTGTAGGACCACGCTTTTGATTGATAGGTTTACTTTGTGGGTTGCTCATTTTATTTCCTTAAGCTACAATTTGTACTGGTGTAATGTACACTGCTGAGGTACCAACTGATAATGTTAATGTGTTAAAGTTTGGTGATTGAATACTGTTTGGTATTTGTACTAATTCAGTTGAACCTGCGCCAATAGAAATAGTTGCTGTTGGATTACCTTCAGTAGGTGTTGTTGGATCTGGACTACCTGGAATCAAACCACCACCATATGATAGTTCTGTTGCCGCGCCTTCTGGTTCTGGATCTACTGCTGTAAAGTTTACTCGTATATTATTAAGTCCACTAACACCGCCGATATCTGCACCATCAACGTCTACGTAGTCATTAGTAGTCCAGTTATTAGAAGTATCTGTTACTGCTATAGATATTGATTGGCCAGCATATACTGTGATGTCCATTCCTATCCATTTAATACCTGTAATAGCATCAATGTATACTGGATAAGTTACAGGCTCTGGAGGAGTTGGAGGTGCTATTGGAGCTGACCAAGCTAAGAACGCTGTTTGACCAGGTCCAAATGGGCTTGGTGGATTAGTTACTTTTAATATAACTGGTCCTATGCTACCGCCTGGTGCAGTAATATCGCTAGCTGCCAACTCAATTGAATTGTTAGCTGGCACATAATATGTAAGACCTACTGGTAATAATACGCTCATTTTTGATTGCCTTTCGTTGGACCACGACCTACATTAATGCTGTCTGCGTTGCCCTTATAGTTTTGACCACTACTTGGAGCCCAAGCACGGGTGCCACCTGGAGTACGAACCTGTGCGCCACCATTAATATAATCTGGATTTTTAATTTTAGTTGAGCTTGGCATACTGGCTGCACCTGGGTAGCTAGCATCTTTGTCGCTCTTGTTGCCAACTGTAGGTCCGCGACCTTTGTTGACTAGTCGTCCGTCATTCATATAACCGGTATGTTGGTTAACCAACTTTTTGTCAACTGTTGAACTGCGTGAGTAGCCAGGACCACCTTGACCATTGAATGCTAAACCTGATGTATCTTTCATTTTGATTTTCCTTTTGTTTTTTTCGCCGCTTGTCTTTTAACGGCGTAACCAATAGCGACGGCTTGTTTTACTGGTTTTCCTGCTTTCACCTCAGTAGCAATGTTTTTTTGCATTGCTTTTTTACTTGTTGATTTTATTAACGGCATAATACTATTTAGTCTTTCTGTAAACCTGTAAGTTTGCTTAATGCTTCTGCAAAGATAACCTTTTTAGCTTCAATCGCTTCTGCGCTGTCTGTAACTTCAATCTTTGCCATATTTGTCATAACTTTATTCAATATCAAGTTATGATACTTAATCATTAATTGTGTGTCATTTGCTTGACGAGCTTGCAAAAAGTCGGTTACCAATAAATCTTCATAGGTTTTACCACCGGCTTTAAGTTGCAACGTTTCTAGTAAATCAGCAACACTTAGCTGGTTTTTACCATCTTTTTTGCGCCCAGCACCAGGACGAGCACCGCCCCTCTTTTTCTTTTCAGTTATAATCTTATCCATACTAGTATTTATCGCCTCATTTTTATGATATTAAATACGACATTGAAAGGAAACGCAATGACTTATACTTGGAGACCTGCTACTGGAGCAGACGTACCACAAATCGTACAAATGGCTATTGACCATTTTCAAATTGAGATAGATACTATCTTTACTCCCGATCCCGTTGCATATAGTCGCAACATTACACTTAGTGTCGTTAATCAATTCTATAGTCCTACAACAGAACTATTATCTGTCGCAGTTGATACAAACAACACTATTGTTGCTTATACCTGGTGCAAAACAAAAGAGTATGCACCTTGGTCCGATGACGAAATGGTCATTGTTAAAATGGCACATTTATCATTAAATCTATCACCTAGAGAACGAGTTATCTTAGTGAAAGATATGTTACGATTATGGGAGGCTTTTGCTACTTTGGCTCAAGTTCCTATTATTTGTTCTACCACAATGCGTAAAGACCAATCAAGTTTTCTTAAACTACACAAACAGTTTGGTTATGATGTTCGTGGAAGTTATGCTTACAAAAAAGTTAGTGCCGTATAAGCTCGCCTGCCAATTCGTTGATACCCAGACTAGAAAGACACAAAATCATCTGGTTCTTAATAGCACTATTGGTGTCTTAACTTAACGTTGCATTTAGCATCCAAATACTTTTTGCAATATCAAGTATTTGGTCTTGTGCATAGTTTGCTATTTCTTCGTGTCCATTCTTTTCAGCTACAGCCATTAGTTCTTCGTAACTACCTTTAAGATGTTCCATATCATCTTTTACACCGTGCAAGAAACCATCTGCATCTTCTTCAAATATACCTGTACCTATTTCGCTATTGTTTAATACGTCTTGTATTTCACAAGGCATATAATCATCTAATGTACGTAATAGTTCAGCTAATCTATCAATTTGTTCTTGGCGTCTTTCATAGATACCTTGTAATAGTTTATGATCACTTGCAAAGTTGCGACCTAAAATGTTTACGTGCGCTACGTGAGCACGATAATAAGCAACAAAGTTATTGTTGAATACTTGGGTTAGTTGTTCTTGTGTTGTCATTCTATTCTTTTACCTTTAATGTTTCTCTTTACTATACTTACCTCAGGCAAATGCTTACGTAAATCTTCTGGAACAAAACTATAATCTGGAGTTTCGTGTCTTACAATATGTTCACCTTCTTTGTAGCCGCCTACTGGTTTTTTACCACCTAATGTATTAAACAGATTTGCTTTTTCCCATTCAGCTTTAGTATTAAAAACTGTATCTTCAGTCAACATTTGACTTACATTACTTGGTGCCTTTTTTTTTGAGGCAGACTTTTCAGCTTTTACTGCGGCTTCATATTCTTGTTTTAATGCAGTCATTCTTCTGTTCATTTGATCCAACTGATTTCTATAATCAATGCTTGCTGGACTATCAGGTTTTAAGCCTGCACTCAATGCTTCATCACGTAGTTGTGTTGCTTGATTATCTAAGATATTCATTTCTTTATTAATCAATGTTGAGTTTCTGCCAGTGCTTGGCGCAACAGTTGGTGTAACTGGTTGTGGTCTTGGAGCTGGTGCTGGCATTGGAGCTGCCTGAGGTGGCATTTGCGTTGGAGCTACAGGTTGTATTCTTGCTGCCGCTGCCTGTTGTGATATTTGTGCAGGAGTTTGTTGTGCAGGGGCAGATAATAATGGTGTTTGTGGCATACTTGCCTGTAGACCTGCACGACCTTCACGTTGTAATGCTGACGCACGTGCTGGACCGAACGAAGGTTCAAACTGTGTTGCTCTTTGTAACAATGCACTAGCTACTGTAGGTACTGATTTGATTGCCGCACCAACAGGACCAATGCCTGTTGCTAGACCTGCAATATCAGCCATACCTTGTAATGGATTAGTTCTATATCCACTACCTAATGTTTCACCAACACCTTCCCAGAAACGATTTTGTGCTGGAACTAGTTTTTGACCTTGTGCATTTTCTGGAGCCATTGCATTTGCCCAACGTGTTGCCGCATTCTTTTCAACTAATGGAGCTGTTGATACTTCAGTTAAACTTGTTGCAGGTCTTTGTCCGGCCATAAACTCGCCCACTTGTTCGTGTGGGACATAAGTTGGACGAATAGGTAGTAATGCTGAGTTCTCTGCTGTTCCACCTGGGAACGCAACACCACGTAATGCACCTTTACCTACATTATAAGGTGCCATAACTGTGCCACTTACAACTGGAGCTGCCGATTTAACACCTTTTTCAATGGCGTTACCTAATCCTGAACCTATTAACATCTCAGGATCGTACAATACACCTTTAGCCATCTCACCTGCAACACCTGCAGGATTAGTTGTTACTGCGTTATATGCACTTTGTGCTGATTGTACTGGATTAGTTGCAATATTATATGCACCTTGAGCCATTTGTTGACCTTTGCCAACAAGATTTTGACTGCCTTGCTTTAAGTTCATTGCGGCAACATCAGGACGTAACATACCAAATGGTGTTACACTTTGTAATGTCTGCATTGCTGGAGCTAATAATGACTTTTGTGCCCAATCACTGACGCTAACATCTTTGAATGGTTCCATAAACTTGTCAGCCATACTCTTTTCCTCTTTAGGTTGATAAAGAGACTGAGCTTGCGCTATAACATCATTAGGATTAGCTCCGTCAGGACCTTCAATGGTGATAATCTCACCATTAGGTCCTTGAACTTTGTATATTGCCATTATCGTTTTCCTGGTTCTACGCTTATAATCTTAAACTGACTTGCTTGTGGTACTTGACCTGTTGGTGCTGGAGCTTCTGGAATATATGCTCCGCCACTTTCCATTTGTTTCTTAGCAAACTCTAATGTTCTGCGTGTACCTTCAACAGATTTCTTTAACCAATCACTAACAGCTTCTTGTGGCCAGCTAATATCTGGTTTAGTTGATACAACAAACTGCAAATCTCTATCTGTTGGGTTAACACCTAACATTCTTGCGTTAATAGCAGCCTGCTTATTAACTTGCTCTAACACATTCATAGTATTAATATGATCTTGTGTTTTAAAGAACTGACCAACAGTTTGTTCACCTGGAATCATACCACTAGTAATAGTTCCAAAGTTATTTTTCTTACTTAATGCTTCGTTTGCCGCACGTTCAATGTTTGTAATATCAGTTACAATCTTAGCACCCTCTGCAATAATGTCTGCTGATTTCTTAACGATTTCTTCACGACCTTTTTGCTGGGACTCACGCTGACCAGGAGTTAATGCTTGTGGTGCAGGTGCTACAACTTGTCCTGGAGCTACTGGTGCTACTGGAGCAGGTTGTATTGCTTGACCACCTGGCATTGGTGGCTGTTGAACGATGCCTGCAGGGGCTTGAGTAGGTTGTGTAGGTACTGTTCCAGATATTGTTCCCAATGCTTGCTGTTTTACTGCAGGATCTAATGGTCCAAATTTAGCTTCATTCTCAGCAACTATCTTTGCACGTTCTGTAGGACCTGCAAAAGCTAGTTTATTAGTTAACTCATTTATTTGGATTTGGTTCTTAGTTTGGATATCACTTCCAATACCGAATGGGCGCAAGTTTTGACTAGGTCCTGTATACTTTTTACCATTGTTGTCAACCAACTCAATACCTTGTGGTGTAGTTCTTTCATAATATACTTCTCCAGTTTTCATATCTTGCATTTTGCCAGTATGTGTTTGTGCGCCTTTTTGTGCAGTACCATACTGTGCCGCTATAACGAGTTCTTCTGCTGATAACTTCTTACCAGTAGTTGCATTATAGCCTTCAATAGGTGTACCATTAGCTGCCATCTTAACCATTGCAGGTTGACCATTAACTGTTGTAAATGTTTCACGACCTACACCAAGCTTGGCTGCTTCTGCCATTGCGCTTTGTTCCATACCTAACATACCAAACAATGCTGCCTTCAAATAGCTACCACCTGTTGTTTTTTCACGCAATGTTTTAGCGATTTCACTTTCACTCATTGTGGGTATCTGTTGTTTTGCTGCCTCTAACTCACGCTGTTGTGTAATAAGTTCGCTTGCACGATTTTTCATACGATCACGCATCCAATCAGGCACTCCAACATTCTCACTAGTATATGCCATACTGATTAATGCACGTGGATTATCTTGGAACTGTTGATAGAAGTCAATAGCTGGACTAGCTTGTGGTTGTAATGCAGGAGCTGGAGCTGGAGCTTGTATGCCTAAGCCAGTTTGACCCGTTGCTAAACTGTATGGACTAGGTTGTGGCGCAGGTTGTTCCATAGATTGTGGTGCAGCCGGTCCAGCTGGTTGATTAAAGCCAACCTTTTGTAAATAGCCCTGTGTTTCACGTGGAAGTTGACTAACATTCATCACACCTTGATTTTGTTGAATGTTTTGTTGAACACGACCAGGTCCTGCATTGTATGCCGCTGCCGCTGCCTCTGGATTACCAAACTTTTTAAGCATCGCTTGATAATATTCACTTCCAACACGATTGTATTCTTCAGGAGTTTGTGCTTGTGCAGGACGAACTCCATAACCAGGACTAGCCGCTGTTGCAGGCATAACTTGACTTGCAAACATAGCACCTTTAGGGCTTGTTACTGGTTGACCACTAGGTGTAAAGTTTCTATTGCCACTTTCAGCTTGCAACATACGTTGATATGTTTCATCTTTAGGCTGACCAGGCATACTTAGTGTAGGAGCATTAGGATTGATTGGACTTAATGCTTCTGGCGTACCCTTAATTGTAACTTCGCTAGTTCCGTCTGGGTTATATGTGATTGTTTGTTTTACAGGTTGATTAGCAGCCTCACGAATGCGTCTTTCTTCTTCGCTTTCGTATTGACCTACTACATTGCCCATTTCGTCGTATTGATATGCCATATTTACATTCCTGGAAATTTAAGTTCAGCGCCAAATTTAGACCCTGTAGTTGATGTTGCTTGAGTACCACGGAAGTCAGGGTTATAACTTGCTGAAGGCGTACCAAAGATTACACTTGCGTATTGATTGTATAATTGTTGTGGGGTCATTGCCGCACTTACTTGCTGACCGGCAGCACCTAATGCTTGACCAATGCCACCTTGACCTAATCCTGCTAATGTAGTGCCTACGCCCATTCTTTGTGCGGCTATGTCACGTTGAACTTGTGCCGCTGTTTGTGCTTGTTGTGCTTGTGTTTGTCCTGCAAGCTGTTGGCCTGCTAATGCTTGACGAGCACTACCCAAGTTGCCAGCTCCACCAAACTGTGCTTGTTGTCCAGCTAAGTTTTGTTGATATTGTGCTTGAGCTGGAGCTAATGCTGCCTTGATTTGGTTAGCTTCATAATCTGGACTAAACAAGCTTTCTAATCCACTGATTCCAGTACGTAATGCACTTTCACCAGTAGAACCTAGTGTCTGTTGTGCTTGACTAGCTGTACCACCTAAGTTTTGTGCGGCATTTAACACGCCGCCAGCGTTTAAGTTATAAATGTCTGTTGCACCTTTAACTGCTTCCTGATATGTTGGAGCAATGGTACCTGTAAAGAAGTCAGTCTGCGCTTTAATTTGCGCTTTCTGCTCATCTGTTAATGTTGGAGTAGTTGTTGAACTTGATTTTCCGAAACTCATTATATGTTTCCTTATTAGTGTATTTAGTATAGCTAGATTATGGCTTATCTATCGTTGGGTTTAATATTGCATCAACCTGACGTTGTATTGCAAAATATGTATCCCAATCACCTGCATTAGCTGCCGCTTGTTGTCTATTAAACCAGTTTGCACCTAGTTGTTTAGCTAGTTCTGGATTGTTGTATGTAGTACTTGGACTGTATGCAACATTTGATACGGGCGTGTTAGTTATTTTAGGTTCTAACTTGCGCTGACCATAGCTTGGTGCTACTGGACTAGGAGCATATGCTTCTCGTCTTGTAGCATTTGGTACGACAGGTCCACTTACTTGTTTTCCTGCAATCAAATCATTAATCTGTTGTCCAGTTAATGGAGTTGCAAGTTGTTGTAAGCCCCAAGGTGTTTCTGGTGCTGCCGCTTGATTCCATTGTACCTGATTAAACGTAGGACCACCCTGGAATCCGTGCTGTCCCCAATAGTACTGACTTTGTGCAGGATTGTTTGTATTGTAGAAGCTTGTTGGACTAATCCATCCTGGATTCAATCCTGTACCAAACGTTACATTGCCCACATTCGCTACGTTTGCAACATTGCTTGTTACATTAGATACATTGCTGATAACGTTTGTAACGATATTAGCGTTGGTCAATACATTAGCAACCACATTAGCGTTAGTTAATACGTTAGCAATAACATTTGCATTAGTTAATACATTTGCAATAACATTAGCATTGGTAATAACATTGGCTATTACGTTAGCATTGGTATTTGATATGTTACTTATCACATTGCTATTACTCAATATATTGGCAATAACATTTGCGTTAGCTAGTGTATTTGCTGTGATAACCAATGTATCAATATTAGCGTTGCCATTACTAGTTGTTGTTATAATGTTAGCTAAATTACTTGAAGTATTGCTTACAATAATATTGGCTATATTACTTGCAACATTACTAATAACATTAGCTGTACTGTTGCTAATAACCACATTACTTAGATTGCTTACGCTATTGGTAATAGTGTTTGCAATACTATTGGTAATATTGCTATTAGACACATTGCTGATAACATTGCTTATATTATTAACCACTGTATTGCTGATGTTTGCATTGCTAATGTTACTGATTACATTGTTGATTGTATTGGCAAATGTATTGCTAATGTTAACATTGTTCAATGTGCTACTAGCGTTATTAATACTATTAACAATGCTGTTGCTGATATTACCATCAGTGAATAAGCTGATAACGTTACTGATGTTATTGGCTTGTGTGTTATTAATGTTTGCATTACTGATGTTTGCAATACTGTCGGTAATATTGCCCACATTTGCGTTACTAATATTAACGTTGCTTAAGTTAGCAATAACATTATTGATTGTGTTTGCGAACGTATTGGCAATGTTTGTATTGGTTACGTTACTTGTGCTATTAGCAATAGTATTTGAAATAGTATTAGCGATATTGCTAGCCAATACGTTACTATTTACGTTTGTAATCATATTGGTATTAGCATTAGCTAGTGCCAAATTACTTGTAGTTGTATCAATGTTAGCAACGTTACCCATAGTTGAGTTAGTAATCGTTATGTTACCACTAGGTACTACTGGACCACTAACGTTTCCAGTTACATTACCACCAGTTACATTAGCTAGTGTTAGGTTAGCATTGCTTCCTCCAGTAACTCCTGATACGTTTGCGTCACCCAAAACAACATTGCTATATGTAACGTTATTTGCAGTGCTTGCGCCACCAGTTAAGTTGGTTGTTGTACCAGCAAAGTTTGCATCAGCAATAACAACATTACCTTGACCTGTTGTACCATTGTAAGTAAAGTCTGGTCCTACACGTTCCCAGGTTTGACTGTCTACTGGGTATTGTGTTCCAGTAACACTATCAACCATCCATCTTACGTTAGGATTATTATATGTGCTAATATTATTTGCACTGTCAATTGTTGATGGACTTACAGCTCCAATGTTACTTAATGTATCGCCAAACGCACCAAATGTATTGCCAGTAGGATTGAATATATCATATGCTGATAAATCGTGTTTAACCCATACGTCTTTACCATCAATATTCATCAGTTCCGCTGGACCATTAAAGATCCTATTGTCGTTTTCATCGTATGTAATTCTGGTTGCGTCTGCGTCTGCACTACTTGCAATAACATAACCAGCAGGTACATTAACGTTGCTAGCACCGGCTTGATCGCTTGTTATTGGAACACCACTAACTTCAATACTTGTTCCTGTACCACCCAATCCAATTTGTGATGTGCCAGCATCAGTTGTTGTGCCAGTGTTTGCACTTGCAACTAATGTACCAGTTCCAGTATTTGCACCAATAGCAGGTATGATTGTGTCGCCATTGCCATTTACAACCGCTCCAGTATTAGTATCTAAGAATGTGTTATCACCAATTTGTACAACATTGCCTGTACCATTAATAACTGTATCAATAATGTTGCCTGTACCTGTGGTAATATCTGTTATAACGTTTCCACTAGTTGCAACATTCGTAGCATTCATAATATCTGCAGGAGTAACTGGACTAACATTGGCAGCCTGTTGAGCGGCTAATAAATCAGCTGCCTGCTGTGCCGCTAGTGCATCGGCACGTTGTTGAGCTTCGTATGCGGCCTGTGCTTCAGCTTGTCTTTGTAACTCAGCTTGTCTATTTGCTTCAAATTGTTGTTGAGCTTCAAACTGACGTTGTGCTTCTTGTTCTGCAGCCAACTGTTCTGCACGTTGTTGTGCAGCCAAATCAGCTTGTCTTTGTGCTTCTGCTTGTGCAGCCAAATCAGCTTGTCTTTGTGCTTCTGCTTGTGCCGCCGCCACTTCAGCCGCGTGTTGGGCTGCCAACTGATCAGCACGTTGTTGCGCCTCTATTTCTGCTTGACGTTGTGCTTCTTGTGCCGCCGCCACTTCAGCCGCGTGTTGGGCTGCCAATGCGTCGGCTCTTGCTTGTGCTTCTGCGGCCGCTTGTGCATCAGCACGTTGTTGTGCTTCTTGTGCTGCCTGAACTTCGGCTGCGTGTTGTGCCGCAATTGCATCTGCTCTTGCTTGTGCTTCTGCAGCCGCTTGTGCCGCGGCCTGTTCTGCTTGAACTCTGGCAGCCTCTACTTCGGCTGCGTGACGAGCTGCCAATTCTGCTTGACGTTGTGCTTCTATTTCTGCTTGGCGTTGCGCTTCAATTTGTGCTACTCTTTGAGCTTCTAATTCGGCTTGTCTTTGTGCCTCGGCCTGACGTTGAGCTTCAGCTTGGGCTGCCGCTTGTGCATCTGCTTGACGTTGTATTTCAGCTTCATATGCGGCTTGTTGTGCTGCCGCTTGTTGAGCAGCCTCATATGCCGCTGCCGCTTCTGCCGCACTGTTATCAGGTATAACTGGCCCAGTATCTAATCCTGTTGTGTCGTCACGTAGTACTGGTTGTGTAATTACTGGTTCATTATCACCATAATCTGGCAACGTGCCTCCAGTAAAAGCTCCTGGCGTAAATGTATTGTTATATGTAGGTCCAGCTGGATCACCACCTACACTTGAACCTGGCACACTACCATAATCTTGTGCCATTGTTGTTGAGGTATCTGCTGTAGGTACCACAGGAGCTACTGTTGTAGTATCTACTGTTGGAGTATATGTTGGTTGCACGATATCTGTGGGTGCAACAGGGCTGGAAATGGTGCCACCAGAATAATCTATTGTGCCACCATAATCATTATAGTCGTTATAATCGTTCCAATCACTCCAGGCACTATCCTCAAAATCAGTTGAGTAGTTGTTTAAATTTATTGCCATACTTTTACCTTATTCTTATATTTACTGCTTAACCACTTGAGCACTTATGCTTCTTAATCGTAGCTCATCTTCAGTCACATAGATATCTGTTGATACACCAAACGTTTGGAAATATACCTCAACGATATAACGATAATAGCCAGGGGGAGGCGTATCAATTACGCTTGTGAAAACTGTTTCTATTAATGGCAATGAGCCTGTGCTCAAGCCTGTATACTCATATACCTTTTCGGTAACTGTATAGGGTTCATCAAAGATATAATCTGGATTAGTTGGATTATCGTTTGTAAAAGCTTTATATCTTGTGATATCAACATAAACAGTCATATCTGGTGTGCCAACTAATACATCATAACTGATCAATTGATCCAATTGAGCACTAATGAAAACTCTATCAGTTCCACCTGTTACAGTTACACGAACATCACAGTCAGTGGATATCAATGTATCCATACTTGAATATTCAATAGATCCACCACTACTGTATGTACCTAATGGTGTGGTAATGGCTGCAACAGTTCTAACAATCACATAACTGTCTGTACATTCTACTACACCAATCTGTGCAATACTATAACCAGCGTTACGCAAGTCTGCACTGTTATATGTTGAAGGTGTGATGCCAGTTATGGTCAGACCATTACCCAAACTAAATGGAGCACTAGCTAATGGTGCTCCACTAAAGTAATACTTAATGGTTCTATCATCAAGTTGTTCTGCGTAACTAACACTTATTGGAGCTACATAAAGTTCTGCTGGAGTAGTTTGACTGAATGGTATGCGAAAGTTACCAGTTAAGTAACCTGGCGTATATGTACTAAAACCTGCAAAGTTTTGTCCTAAGCCCGAAGGACCACTCAACAGATAATTGACTGCATCTACAATGCCTTCACTATCACCAACATCTACTGGGTATTTTGCTGGCATTATCTATCGTCCTCTACTTGTGTGACTTGCCAAGTTGTTGCACTGCACATCCAAATGTCACTATTGCTACTGTTGCTAAGTTCTATTGTATTGACACGGAATGCGTTTTGATTAATCTGTGCCCAAGGGTTTTTGTTTGATGTTCCATCAGCATCAACTGGAATGGTTACTGGTGTAATAGCTGTTGGGCTTGAACCCACACTGTTTGCACCCTCAATCGTTACTGTAATATTACCTGTACCTGGAGTGATTGGTATCTCGTTGTTTTGATTATGTATGGCACCAAGATTAACTACTTCAGGTAATATACGATGCACCATAAGTTTACCACTATAATCTTTAAGTAGCTTGATGTTATCTCTACGGAACACACTATCAATGTTTGCATCGTTAATAAAACTGTAACCTTGATCTTTTTGTACAAGCTTTTGGTCAGCTACGCCACGTGCATAAACAACTGTGCGGGAACTTAATAATGGTGTATAATAACTGTTGTCAAATGCCGCTACGCCTGTATTGATTGGATCAAAACCAAACGTTGCAATACCACCATTACTATCAAGGGATAATATAGTTATGCCAACGTTATTGGTTGGAGCAACACCTCCGAGGTCTAGGCCTGAAACGATAGCAGTGTTGCCTCCGCTTAAGCTATAGCCTGACCCTGGATTAGCCAATGTAATACTGATAGTAGTATAACTAGCATCCCAAGTAATATTAAACAATGCTCCACTACCACTAGCTATGCCTGTGATTGGTGCAGTATAAACATATGGTGGATTATATATTGGGCTTTCACAACTGAACGTAGCACTAGATACATCACGTGGGCTGTTCCAGCAATCTAAGTCATAACGATAGCTTAACATTTTGTTTGGTACGCCATCAATGCTTTCACTGTCTGGATAATATATCTCAACTTGCGATCTTTGGCTATTCACTTCCATAAACACACGATCATAGTATTGTGGGTCAAGTTGGTCAAACAACCAGTTCTTTACACGTTGATTGCCTAGACCAGTAAAGTCTTGTCCATCAAATACCCATACATCTCGTGCGTCAATACCATAAACTAGTTTGTCTGTGTTAGCCCAGCAGTTGGCGCTTAGTATGCCACGACCTTGATTGAACTGTCTTACGCCCAATATAGGAGCACTTGTTGTACTATAGTTGATAGGACTAAACACCACAGTATCCCAATAGCTACAAAGAAAGAACTGTCCATTGCAAGGAAAGCTGTCTAATGCAGGACCACGCAATGGGACTTCAAGTTGGTTAGCTACGTTAGTAACTGTTGGTTGCCAAGTACTTGGAGCTTGGTTCAATCCAAAAGCTTGACTCCATTGTACAGTAACTGGATAATTAACAGTTGTATCATCCAATAGTGTTGCAGTCAAATCACCAGCAACTAAAATACTTCCAACGTTTGGCGTACTATAGATACGCATAAAGTTAGCGACTACGCTTTTCCAATTGGGGTTATAGTTCCAAGTATATGCTGGACTAACGACACCTAATGGTCCTCCAGGATATCCACCACCAGGAACTGCGGTATAATCAATATAACTTGTAGTACTATTGACTACTGTAAATTCACCATTAAAAAAGTTATTAACATCACTGATAACAATGCGCTGACCGGCAACATATGGTGGTGTTGCATATGGTGTAACCAATGTAATACGTTGTGTTGTTGGACCAATGTAACTGATATAATCTATGTCTGCTGGAATGATTAAGTTACTATATTGAACTAATATTGCGCCAGCTGTGTCTGGTAAAAACATAGGTGCGCCAATGCCATCATTAAAGAATGGTATTGTTCCATTCCAAGCTTCAGTGATATTTGTTGCTTGAGTGTAACCACTGATAGGGACACCACCTGGTGTAATGTCATACCAATCTGTTACACCATTGCTTGTATACCAATAACCTTCAGTTGTTGCAACAATGAACCAAAACTCTCCTTGCAATCTAAAACCACCAGTAACAAACGTTGGGGTGCCTGGGATGGTATTAAGTATTTCCTGATCGCCTGCCATACTACGAATGCCACGAACATCAGTCTCAACGTTCTGACCAACATTATATTCATTAGGACCTAACGCAGTGGAAGGAACGTCTGGCGTAAACGTCATCTTACTAAATGGAATGCGTACTTCGTCTAGTGGGTTTTTTATTTGAGCCATATTTATATTACCTATTGTGTATTTAGTGTAGGCACAAAGTGGTGTTTATGGTAAGAAAAATGTTGAAAAAAATCATAGTGATGGTCCATCACTAATGTTTTTATATGGCTGCCAAACGTTTCCTGTAGTTGTGATTACAGTAACGTTTGGAGGTGAACGCTTTAGTTCTTTATTTAGTTCGCGGCAGTTGTTATTGTGTTTTAATGCGGCGTTCATATGCTTTAATCCACTATCACAAGCTGTGCAACGATAACCAACAAACTTCCATTCTTTTGTTAAGAACATATATTGATATCTCAAATGTATATTTGGTCTATCTTTAACAACATTATATCTTTCGTGTAGTTCTATTGGTTTTTCTTTCATTTTATTATGTAATAGGTTTATGTTTGCAGTTCTTGTTATGCCAGCGTCCAATCGTATTTACTGCACTTTCAACACCACAGTAAATACATTTACTTGTGGGCTTTGGTATACCTTTTAATACACTTTGTCCCCAAAACTTATGACGACCTTTATTCTGCATATCGTGCGTATTATCTTTTCTGCTACCTAACCATAAGTGATCGGGATTTACGCAAGTGGGATTATCACAAGTATGCAATACACACATATCTTGTGGTATCGTTGTGTTGTTGTATAGTTCATAACTTACACGATGTGGGGTACGCATTTTCTTACCCACTCTCATTAATCCATATCCCAGATTGTTTTTACTTAGTTGCCATATCCAGCAACCATTACTATCAATCTCTATGTTGTTTTCTAATCTTTGAGCAACTGTTGTTGCTGGTCCTGGTCGTCTTCCTGTTTTTGCCATAATGTTTTCCTTTGTTATATCTATTTAGTGTATGATAAAGACTGATTTATTTTTTAGCACAGTGACGGGTTTGTAGGTTAAAAAACTTTTGACAGGGGAAATATTTTTTTTATTTCTCAATCCTAGATTTTCAAAAACACCCGTCACCCCGTCACTGTGCTCCATTTTATTACTTTTTAAGCAACTTTTTAAGCTTATCTTTAATAATATCACTAGTTTCGCTGTCTTTATATCTAAGTTTACGTTGTTTTGGTCCTAAACTATTAGATCCCATTTGCACTTCAACAATATAGTTGTCTATGTTTATCTCATAATCTCTAAAACTATTTCGTATTGTGTTATCGTATATTGCCGCTCTTGTACCATTAGCAAGATATGCTTGATCGTGTTTTGTATAGCCCTTTTGTGTTAACAATTCACTGATACTTTGACTGAATCCAGCCATCTTTTTAATAGCATCGCTACGATCTTGTTGTATAACTTTATAGATTTCATAAAGTTCCATAGTAGTAATAGTATTAACATTCTGTTCAATGATATAATCAACAACTTTTTGCACTGCTGGTAGTCTATCTCTTACAATATCATCCCAATCTTTACCACGCAATGGTGCAAGACTATAGTTACCACTTTCACTTTTATACGTATAATCTAAGTAGTTTAATAGTTTTTGATTAGCTTCTCTACTGGCCCATTCATTTTGTAGTACGTTACGCAATAATGTATCACCTACAGTAAAGTTGTTCATATTATCAACATCTAGTGTATCATCACTGTCTTTTAGTAGTTGTCTAGAATAACCCTCACCATTCTGTTGATCTAGCATTTTAACTACGTTTTCAGCAAATGTGCTTAATCTGTTAGTTTTCATAGGACTTACACGCATCATTTGTGGCCCGTTTTCAACAGGTAATGGATAAACCTCTTCATTAGTACCAATAGCATAACGTACTGTATTGTCAATCACAAACTCAGCACCATACTTTTGTTTAACAAAGCTATCAGTAGAACCTGTCATATTTTTTAGTATATCCCAGCTACCCTTTTCTGGAACTTCATCAATAAACATAACTACTTTACCAAGTTTATAACCGTCAAAGTTACCGTGAATGATATCCCAAGTACCACTAAAGCAAGCGTCTTTACCTAAGCATTGTTTTAATACAACATCAAATAATGCATTACGACCCACTTTACCTGGTCCATAAATGACTGGAAAGCTGACCATATTGTTACCAATATCAGCGTGTATTGTACCATATATCCATTTCTCTAACCATTGTAGATTTTCGGGCTTTTGCCCAACCCAACCTCCATCAATATATTCAATCACATTACCTGATACAGCATAGAACAATGCTTTGTGTATCAATGGGCATTCTGGTATCTCATCTGGACCAT